TCTACAAGATTATACAGATCATTTTTATGAAATGTTGGATTTCTGTATTAAACAGTATATGGATCGATATAGGATTCTCCAGGGGCTTGACGGGTATGCTGTCTTCGATATGAAATTTCAAAAGACTCGTCCCGGAGAGGGCTTTCATGCATTTCATTATGAAAATGCTAGACGACAAGTTGTTACTAGGAAACTAGTTGGAATGTTGTATCTTAATGATATTGAAGAAGGCGGAGAAACAGAATTTTTATATTATCCAAAAAGGATTAAAGCTCAGCAAGGTAAATTAATTATTTGGCCTTGCGAGTTTACACATGCTCATAGAGGTAACACTCCTTTAAAAGAAACCAAATATGCTGTTACTACCTGGGTAGAGGCGTTAAACCAAAGTTAATTTAGATTCTGGACGAGTCTTAAACATAATACTCATTCGTATAGTATCACAATATGCACTTACTGGTCTAACTCCATGCCAGCAATTGCCGGGAATTAACAAACAAGAATTAAATTTAGGCAAATAGGATCCAACTATTTGCCTTTTTTCACGATCCCATATTATAGTTTCCCCGGCATAATCAACAGTCCACGTTTTATTAACATAGACAATTAAAGTTTTAGCACCTGGTAATGTATCATCAGTATGTAGTCTTTGATCTATACCGGCGGTAATGGCGTTTGCATAACATCTAACAAGCCTATCATCTTCTTGAAAATATTTTTCTTTAACATTATTCCATACAGTTTTAACAACGCCTGTTAATTCATGTTCACAGTCAAAATTTTGATCTTTGCTGTTTGTTTTTCCGCCAAAAATTATAGTCCAGTGAGGAATACTTCGAGCAGTAAGATCGTTTAATGATTTATGCCCCCATGTCCAAGAAGAATTTAATAAAAATGTTTCTAGTTCAGCAGAAGTTTCTTCGCTATCAATATTTTCGTAGTATTCGATCATGTAGATGTTTTAGGATTATTAAAAAACCAGAAAGCCTGTGTTTGCCAGGTGTTAGTAAATGGAGTTCTCCAATGTAACAATTCTGTTCCTTTATATAGTAGAACATCGCCTTGGTCTAAAGATAATTTGATTATTTGTTGTTCTTTATTACTGTATAAGAACAACGGCCAAACGTCGCCTGAATAATAGTCAAGAGTTACTGAAAAATTATATTTGCAGTTGCTCTTGTCTTTATGTGGCAATAGTATTTCGTCTTTGAAATAAATTCTACTGTAATTGAATTGATATTCAACCGGAGCAACTAAAATAGATTCTAATTTTTCTTGTAGACGTTGAGTGTATTTGTCTTGTAGTGCGTCAGAAAAAGCTGGGCTTTTTAAACATTGGTTGTCGTACTTATAATTATTATTTTTAAATTCCGACCATAATGTCTCTGACATTTCTTTACATTCTTCTTTAGTAAAGACCTGATTTAAAACAACATATTCCCATGTCATATAAATTAATTATAGACCAAGTGCTTCTCTAAAATGTTGAGTCATCTGCCCTACTATGGTTTGAGCTTGTCCTGCGTTAACAATTGTGCCGCTGGGACTACTACACAGCACTCTAGCAATTATACAATTAAAGCTAGTTGTTTGATAAGTGTGATTATCATTATCTGGACTTCCAGGAGCATCTTGATTGTTAACTGCATTAATAGAAGATCCTAACGTAGAATGTCCTATAGTTACATACAGATAATTTACACTAGGGTCGCCAGCATTGTAACTTAAATTCCCAATCCAAGAGTGTACTATACAGCCATTAACCGTTTGCACATTATAAACCTGCTGATTAGTTCGACTTCCGCCGCCGTCTGCACCAAGATTTCCGTTACTGTTCCACCCATAAGTTCTGTTTGCGCGGCCCGACGTTGCAAGTGCAAATAATGGGTAAGTGTAACCACCTGCGCCCCAGCGTAGATTTCCTCCAGTAGAGTTGCCATTATTAAAATCTAAGCAACCGCCTGCAACCTGACTGCCGTTTTCTAGTAAAGAAATGCAGTGTCCGCCGTCATACATGTCACCACCACCGTCGCTGATCTGACTCGGAGAAGCATCTAATGACCAAGAATAGAAATTGCTGTTTCGATAGTTGGTTTGACGTGCAACCATGTAATTTCTTAAGTTTTGGAATGTTGTAGTGTTTATTAAATCAATAGGTGCAGTGACAGCTTGCGCAAAACTTTGATCTACTGTTGCAGTTGCTGAGCCACTGGTCACTGTTGCACGAATAGTCCAGTTATAAGTAGTGGCGCCGCCGCTGATTGTACCAGTGTGTGAACCATTGCTGGCAACTGATGTGCCTGACGGGACGCTACCTGATACTACTGTATACGCAATTGATCCTGAACTAGCCGATGCAACATATGTTCGAGTAGTAAATGTATTACCAACGAGCTGCGACGGAAATGTCTGACTAGCAGGGGAACTCCATGAGATGGTAACAGCATTGATTGTTATAGATAGAGCAGCATCGGCGGTTAACCCTGCATTATTAGTTGCCCTAAGTGTAAAATTACTTGTAGTATTTGACGATACCGCACTAAATCCAGAAATAATTCCGCTTGTTCCGTTTAAACTTGCCCCAGCTGGCAATGATCCAGTAACTAAGCTATATGAAACACTTGTTGCTCCGGGGCCAGCACTAGCACTAACTGTAATAGTATTGCCTGCTGCTCGTTGCGCATCGGTTAATGTTCCTAAACTACCAGATGATATCCACGACGGTGGTGCTGCGCCGCCGCCTCGACCAAATCCTTGCGAACCACTTATTGAACCAATGAAAGGCATATGTTACTCCTATCCTATATTATGCATAGCTTGTATAGTTGCCTACAACAAACCAAGTGCTTGAAATTCTTAACAATGTAAAAGTAGCAATGTCAATTTTGTTAACTCCGGGTGTTGGGACAGTGTTGTTTGCCCAGCGTATTGTTTGACCAACTCCTGCAATTTGCACTGCGCTAGGATAACGACCTGTTCCACCTTGATTAATAACTAACACCATAGCAATTGCTCTGTTGTCAGTAGTGGGCACGTTGGTAAAGTTTGCTGTCCAGTTTGCTGCAGGAGTAGTGTGATAGAAAATTCCTCCACCACTGAAATCGTGCGCAACTGTACCAGTTGCGTTGGTTAGTGTTTGTGTAATTTCAGAAATTTCATTAAATGTTGCTAGACCGTTTGCACTGATAGTATTAAAAGTTGCACTATCGCTACCACCGTTGTTGGTAATAGTACCAACAGTAACAGTACCAGTTGTAGTAAGATTTTTAGACCCTAAACTAACAATACCTGTGCCGTCAGGTGCTAGCACTAAATTTGCATTAGTTTCAGATGTACTAATAGTAGTGTTAACAATGTTTAATGTTGCAGGAACTGAAACGTTGCTGGTTGTTATACCGTTGGTAATTCTTCTTCCCATTTTATTTCCTTAAATTAAGCAATTGATGTTTCAATGCCCATAACAACTGCACTAAGTACGTTGCTTGCACTTGATTTTACTATAAGGTATTTTCCAGTGTCCATAACAATACCTGTTCTTTCAAGAACACCTTTTGCTGTAATATTAGCATCGTACTCTATGTATTCACCGTTAGTAGGTGTAGTTGCTGAGGTACTAACTGCTATACGAACTTGTATAGTACTAGCACCTCTATTACACAAGCTAATTGATGCTACTGTAAATGTACTTGCTGCTACTGGGCCATAGACATTAGTGTCACCTGTAGTTGTTAAGTCCGTTGCTCCTAATCTTCCTGTTGCCATATAAAACTCCGTTTATGTTAAGAAATAACTCAGGGCTGTTGGTAAGCCTCTTACCCCGCCTTGGAAATTAAATGTTGCTTTCATTAAAATTGTGCCACCGGTTGTTGTTGTAATCTGAGATCCAGATATTTGAATAAACCCGGCTGTAACACTATTTACGTTCAATGCAGCACCACCACCACCAATTTGTGATGTGATATATGCTTTAATTGCTCTCTGCGTCGGTACGATGTTATCTGAGTTAGCTGTAAAGAAAGGATCTGTTGAGAATTCTGAAATCGTTGCCGAACTTCCGCCTAAACTTACAGCACCTAATGTAATTTCTTGCAACCCTGAAATATTAAATGCATCTGCGTTTAATGTTGCAATACCAGTTGACTGTTCAATAGTAAACAAGTCTCCGACCCTAAAGTTACCGTCTTGGTCAGTACTTGTAAAGAACACTCGGCCGCCATTGCTTTCAACAGTTTCATTATCTTGTACTGGTTCTTGTGTAGGTGTGTTTGGATAATTTGTTTCAGATAAATTTCCAGTTCCGATATCTAAGAAATCGTGTCCAGTTAATCGTACTTGACTATATCTAATTCTTGTTGAAACACTGACTGCATCGTTAGGTGAATCAAAAAGTGACACATCGGGACTAACTTGGAAAAATGCTGAATAACTACCATCGTACAGTCCAGCTAACGAAACAATGTTAACTAGTTTAAATGTTTGATTTGGTAAATGTCCAAATACTACATTAGATCCGGAAACTGGTTCTGATGTTAATCTCTTAACAGCAATAAATTGTCCGCTTTGGAAATTACTAGCATAACCGTCACCTGTATCTAGTTCGACACTAGCTGATAAGTATCCGACTCCTCTATTAGTAAAACTTGGATTTGCAAGGGCACCGTTACCGATTCTAACGCTAGTCGGTGCTTCGTAGATGTTATTCGGATCAGTAATAGTAATAGTTGGCGCAACTGTGTATCCAGATCCTGGTTCTAATAGTCTAATAGCAAAGATCTTGTTATTTGATACGTATGCTCGAGCTCTAGTTGTAGCACCTACTAATATAGAACTTGCTACTGTTCCTGCTGTACTTCTTTGTACTGCTACCCAAATGCCACTTTGGTTAGGATTGCCGTGGGCAACACCACTAAAGCCGTTGGCTGCTGTACTAGTTGTTCTCGAAGTCCAGTTTATACCATCTTCAGAACTTGCAGCTTGTGTTGACTGGCTTACTGCTAAAAACACGCCTTGACCGTAGGCAATTCTTGTCCATTGTGCAGTAGCCGGTAGTGTGCTTGCAGTCCACGTTATACCGTTTAAACTATAAGCAGCAGCAGTGCCGCTAGTGTTCGATACTGCAACAAATCTATTGTTACCCCATGATATTGACTGCCAGTTAGAACTAGCTAGTCCGGTTGCTGCAATCCAGTTTACACCACCGTTTGTAGAGTATGCAGATGTAGTTCCGCCACTAGCCACTGCAACAAATTTCCCACCACCGTAGGCAATGCCTGTCCATGCTGCGCTTGTCAAAGCTGCACCGGTCCCACCTGCGGTCCATGTTATACCACCATTGGTACTGTATGCGTTAACTGAGCTGCCTGTGGCAATTGCCACCCAACGACCGTTTCCATAGGCAATTGCGGTGTAAGAACCAGCTGGTAGTGCTCCACCAGCAGCCCATGTTACACCACCGTCTACAGAATATGTTGTGCCGGTAGTTCCGCCACTGGCAATTGCCACTAGATGATTAGCAATAGGTGCTGCTGTTCCTGTTGTTGCACCGCCTGTGCCGGTAGCAATAAATCTTGTGCCTACTATATTAGCACTGGCACCAATACTAGTCCAAAGAGTATTACCTAATGTTAGTATTTGATAGGCTCGACCTGTTACAAAAGACCCAGCAGTTTCTGTCGCAGTAAGGGCACCCTCTGCCATAGCAATCCATGTGGTATTTGCTGCCAGTACTCCGGTTCTAGCTGTCCACGTTGTTCCGTTAGCTGAAGTATCAACTGTGTTTGTTCCAGTAGCAAGAGCTACAAAGTTTCCGCCTGCAGCATATCCGCTGAATTCAAAAGCCTGTATAGCACCAGTAATACTGTTAACTGATGTAATAGTAATAGTAATATCGTTAGTAGTACTTGCACCGCCTAAATTTGTTCCTGCTAGAGTAATTGTGTCTAATCTAGCATATCCAGTACCAGCATTTATAATATCAACAAATGAATATTTTGTGTTTTTTCTAGTTACATTAAAACTAGCACTCAAGCCGCTACCTGATGTAGTTCCAGTAACTGAAGTATAAAGTTTAGTAATTGGTGCATACTTAGTATCAACCCACGTTAATGTAGATGCGGTTGTTCTAGCATTAGTGCTGTAACTTGGCGATGTGAATGAAATTCTAGGTTCAATTATATATGTAGTAGAAGCATCAGGTGATACAATAGTTGTACCTGATACCACATGATCCCACCCAGCAGCACCAGTAGTCTCTCTAGTAACTGTTGCAATTTTTGTACCAGCATTGTATGTAGCAATGATACCAAATTGTCCTGCACCACTACCACCTGTTAGATAAACTTTCATACCAACGTATGCTGCACTAATTTCACTATCAGTAGCCGCAATGGTAATTTGTGTAGCAGTTCCGCCTTGGGCTGTGTTAGCGTTTGAAATATAGTCAATACCGCCATAATTGCCGTCAGCTTCCGGAGCATCAGTACTATCATCAATGTTATCTAATAATCTAACTTGAAAGACTGCGCCGTCTCGGAATTCATCTTGTTCGGTTGCTGCATTTATACCTGCACCACTAATAGCCCATGTGGCAGCAGTATAATCAGTTCCTGCATTGTTAAATTCAAATTGATAAACAGTATCAACAGAATTTGTAAGTACTGATCCTACTTCTGCTCGGAATTGCTTATTATCAACTACTGCAGTATTTGGAGTTTCTGTAGAATCGAATCCTTCAGCTACCGATCCAAAGTCTCCGTAAGAATTATTACCATTAGTACCACGAATACGTCCGCCATTCTCAGCTAGGTATCCAATATGAGAATAGTATGAGAATACTGAAACAAGTTCAGCTCTAGCATTATTAGTAATCCATGCTCCAATACCGTCTGATATAACCTGTGTAAAGTCATTAGATGTAATAGATTTATTGCCGCCATTGTGTAAACTACCGTCTACTTTCTGGCCGATTGCAGCGGTACCAAATGTTGTTACGTTTTGTACGTACGGGCTACGACTAGTAATCCAAGTACTAAAGTCAGCAGGGCCCCATCCTGGATCTAAACTTGCATATGCACCTGCACTAACCCTTGAAGTTCCGTAAGCATTAGGTGCTAGTAGATCTCCGCTTAAATCAGCTAATGTTTGATTTCTTAGACCTGTACCATTTCTTAGATAATACATGTCTTCTTCTAAGCTACCGGCGACTGCATTAGAATAATAACGAGCTGCTAATAATGATTTGTAGTTCCCTGGATACTTAAGATCATATTTGATAGCGTCAATATACGCATTAACATCTCTTTCACACGCTGCAGTATCATAGAACAAACTTACAGTCATTGACCCTGAAGGAACAGTTGCTAGATTTATTGGTGTTGTTCCGTTAGCCGCAGCTGCAATTTTAAAAGTAGTAGGGCTTACTACATTTTGCACATAGTATTGTATACCAGCGTCAACATTACCAAATACTGCACCGCTAAATGAAATAATTGTATTTCTTTGCAACCAGCTAGTGTCACTAATAGTTAATATATTAGACCCTGAGGTAGTAGCTGTTACTGTGCCAGTGTACGTAGAGGCAATGTATGCAGAAATTTCATTTACCATGTAATCTCTGTTACGTTCTAATTGTAAGACTGCATAGTAGATATTAGCGAATCCATCAACACACGACGAACCTTCGTTAGTTGCACCAAAGAGAATGTCGTCCAGCGTGGTCATTAGCGTTTCAATACGTGCTTGCGCGGTTGCATCGCCGCCAACATTTGATTTAGCCAGTGTTTTTACATAGCTAAATGCTGCACGAGTGGCTGCTTTCTGATTTAAACTGAATACATCACTAGCTGAACTTCTTAAATAGGCATAAGCTGCTTTAATTGTTTGAAAGTTGCTGTTAAACATGAAGTCGTAGCCGACTGCATCAAGAATAATTCTTGCATCACGCTGACACTTGGCACTGTTGTAGCTTAATGTTGGATAGTTAGCGGTAATGAAACTAGTCATACTAGTTACAATTGTACCTACTGCTGCACTAAGTGTAGTATAAGCAGTAATCAATGCTGTAGTTGTTGTTACGCTATCTGTTGCAATTGGCCTATCTTCAGTGTCAACAATGAATGATAATCCAGAACCGTTAGTTAAACTTCCTACGAGTGTTCCACCAAAACTAGTTGACACTTGGAAGGCAGTGCCAGTTAATCCTGAAGCCAGTACATAATAACGAATATCTGCTGTTAGTCCAAAAGCAGTTACTCTAGGAACAATAAGATCACCTGCGGCCAGGCCGTGGGCCCCTGTAGTGTTAAGTGTATTAGTTGATGTAATACTTGTTACAGTTAAGTTTGGTCTAAATGTTGTGGCGCCGCCAGTTAATATAGCAGTAATAATATCTATATTAGCACCAATAAATGAACTAGCAGAAGATCCTGTTGTTAATGCACTATCTGTGAATTGAACAGCATCGTTAGTTGCAGATCTAGTAACTGTTGTGTTAATAATAATCTGCTGCATTACAGTTTTTAATCTATTATAAGATGCAATAGTTGCAGTTAACTCAGTAGAGTCAATCATTAATGTGCTGCCAACACCGTCAAAGTAGGCTAGGCCTGCATTTAATGTCTGTGTGCTACCGCCATAGGTTAGATCATATACCATTGCATCTACAACGTATCCAACATCTCGCTTGCAGATTGTCTTAGAATATTTTATACCAGGATATGTTGCTGTAATAAACGCAATAATTTCTGCTTGCATGAATTCTTTATTTTCTTTTAATAAAGTTCTTGCATCACCGTAACCAATTAGATATGAAGAATTATACCCTGTAGGATTTGGATAGTTAAACAGTACCGTTGTTCCAAGATTGTAGTCAATCTTGTGCTGCATTGTTCTTACTAATTGTTGTACACTAGTTGCCTGTTGAGCTGTAGCAAGTGGCCAGCCGTTATATTGGATAGAAGTATTTCCAGGACTTTCAGTTACGTTTGTTCCTAGAACAATCTGTCCAGCAACTGTTTCTAAACGTCCTAAAGAGCCTATACTATATTTTGTATCGTATCTACTAACAAGACTACCTGCTGGGCCGGCATTAGTTGAACGTAGTTCGTCTCCCATGACACATGTTTCGGCTGGAACAATAATAGGCAACACTTCACGATATCTACCTGTTCTAACTTGAATTAAATTGTTAGGAGCATATCTAGCAGGAATATTGTCTGCATTTTGATCAGCTAAGGCATCTGTAATAATAGTAACTAATTCTGTAATAGCAGTCATTGCTCCCGCTTCGGCAGTATAATTTGTATCAATATACTGAGGAACTACTGCTGTAGAATTATCTCCATTTAATACTTGATAATTAACTGCAGGAGCTTCGTTGTTTAACACTGACTCTATAACTGTAAGCATATAGTTATATGCTGCAATATCTTCATCTGCTTCTGCTGCTAGATTTACATATACACCAGGATTGTCTTCAGTAATTGCATTAACATAGGCTAAGGCTGCGCCTCGACTTTTAACATTGCCGCCATGTCCAATGTCATATAATAATGCATCAATTACTAATCCAACATCTCGTTCACAACGATCTTGAGCGTACACAAAACTTGTTGTAAAAGGTGCTGTATTTGTAGTTACCTGACGATCAATCCATTCAGTAACTTCACGTTGTATAAATGGTGTGTTTAGTTCAAGTAGACGTTTAGCATTAGGATTACGAGGTCCTCGTTCAACTTGTTCACAAGCATAACGAATTGTTTTCCAAGGCTTATCTAAAGTTTTTCCATATATAGGGGCAGGGATGTCTTCCCCAGTTGGGCTCACATAATAAGCGTGATCGGCGGTGCCCCATGATACCCACTCAGGAATACTGTCAGCACTTACACGTAGAATTTGCCCTTCTTGTCCAATAGGTAATCGAGTAGGTCCTGCACCTCCAAAATATACCATGTCGCCTAGAGTAGTAAGTACAGAAGTTTCACTACCAACATTAAACAAATTCCAATAGATATTAGTAATATCTAAATCTGGTCGACTGTTTGCTTGGCCTCCGCCAGTTGCTCCCACTGTGGAAACATCATCACCTTCTGATCTGTGTGCTAATACGCAGATATAAACGTTTGAGCCATATCTTACTGTGTCGCCTATAACGTATTCGGCATCGTCGCTCCATAGGTCTCTCCAGTTAACGCCTGCGGTTAACTGTGACCAATAGGCTGCATTAGGAGGTTTTGCTGCAGCAGTAACAGACATAGTGCCTGCGGCAGTAGTCGGAGTAAAAATTGCTCCGGCTGGAGTGTTACTGATAGTAAAATTAAATCCGTCAATAACTTGTCTTACATAGTATGTACCGTTGGTAAACACATTACCAAAAGTAGTACCTGTAAATTTAACAGCCATGTTAGCAACCATGCCTGTAGTACTGGCTACTGTAATATATTTTGTACTAACATCGGTTGCTGATGCAGTTGTTGTTATAGCTGGAGCATCTGTAGTGGCTAGATATGTATAACCATTAAGTTTTACAACTTCGCCTATTTTGTATGAGGTAGAAATTGACCAGTCAGATTGATACTTTAACCCTTCTGAGAATAAATCCCAGTTAGCTGTACCTACTAGAGGATTTGAATTTGTATGCTGCGTCTTAGCTACATATTGATTTCCGCCATAACGAACAACGTCACCTGGCTGGTAAGCAGCTCCGCTACTCCATGTGTTTTCAAATTCTAAACCTTCTACAAACTGTGACCAGTTTGCAGTGTCGCCTGCAAATGTTGCGCCAGCACTATGTTGTGTTGTACAAATCCAAAGGCCGCCGCCATACTTCACTACATCGTTTAACTTATAACGTGTAAGAGTAATCCATGTATCTTTATATTCTATACCAGAATTGAATACGTCCCAGTTAGCTATATTATTTTCAAGACCTAATGCAACAGTAGCGGCACTAGTATGACCTAAGTTACAAACATATGTATAACCGCCGTACTTAACTAGATCATTTAATTTGTATCGTGTAGAAACAGTCCAGTCGCCTTTCCAGTCAAATCCTTCGGCAAATATGTCCCACTTGCTGGAATCATTCTCTAATCCCGAGGATGCTGTTGAAGCACTAGTGTGTCCTAAATTACATAAGTAGACATTTCCACCGTATTTGACCGTATCACCAATTCGATATGCAGTAGAGATAGTCCACGACCCCCGCCATGCTTGGCCGTCAGTCATTAAATTCCACTTTGATGGAACAAAGTTTAAATCTGTATTGAAGTCAGCAGCAGATATATGACCAACTACACAAATATAGGTTTTACCACCATATCGTATAACATCATCTTTTAGGTATGTGATGCCTGTCGACCAGTCATCTTTCCATACAAATTTAATTCTACCTAGTTTAAACTCTGCCATTATTCACCTCAATTTTATGGAGCTCTTGTATTTAGCAACTCAAACATTATCTTTAAACGAACGATAAAATAGAGAAGATGCTACCATCATTCCGTTAACACCTATGCCAGCCCCAGCAAAATTTGCCATAACAGGAATATCAATAGTTAGTTGAGCAGAATTGTCAATTAAATTAGGTCCTACCCTAACTGTACCGGCAATAAAGCTAGATGTTAATAGATCAGAACCACCAATATTTAATCTAGTAGCCAAATATGATTTTATAGCACGTTGTGTTGGTACAATGTTGTTAGAATCTGCAATGAATAACGCATCAGTTGAAAATTCTCTAACAACTGCTCCTGATCCGCCTAATCGCACACCGCCTAACGCCAATTCTGTTAGTCCGTTTAGTTCAAAGAAGTCAGCACTGATAGTAACAATACCAGTTGCTTGTTCTACTGCAAATAATTCACCAGTTCTAAAATTACCACTTTGATCGGTACTTGTGTAGAAAACTCTACCTCCGTTTAATTCTTGAACTTCATTTTCTGGTGCTGATGTATAATTACCTGTAGAATATAATGTTGGATAATTTGTTTCTTCAAAATTTCCAGTTCCTATATCTAAGAAATCGTGTCCTGTAATTCGAACTTGACTGTATTTTTCGCGTATTTCGACTTCTGTATTTTCTAAAAACTCATCGTCATATGTTATTAACGGACTTACTTGGAATGTAGATCGTAATGTTTCGTTTTCAGGAGTTACTTCTATACCTGTTACAACCACGGTATAAACATTGTCTGAGCCGCCAAATCTAAACTGAGCTCCAGGTCCGGGAATTCTCTCAAGACCACTTAATGTAACAAAACGACCTCTTGGAATAATATCAGCAAATCCGTCCCCAATTACAGATATAACTGTTGTACTAGTTCTATAAGCATTGCCTCTATTTAAGAAAGTTGGTTGCGCTAATACTCCGTCTGCTATTCTTGGATTCACATATGCATTAGAAGTATTGTTAGGATCTGTAAAAGTAACAGTAGGTGCCGATGTATAACCAGACCCTGGTTCCCATAATTTAATTTGAGCTATGTTTCCGCTTTCAACTACTGCTCTTCCTAGAGTTCTAGCACCAGTAAATATTCTGTTTATGTCACTGCTTGATGTTGTAGGAGCTGCAATCCACATAGGTTGATTATTTGATACTGTAGAGTCTCCTAGTGTTACATCAGGATTTCCAAATCCAATAACACCCCATCGATGTGATTCTGTTAAAGTTCTGCTAGTCCAAACAATACCGTCGTATGATGTAGCTGCAAATGTTGTCGGTCCGGCAGTTGATGTTTCACATACAGCAAAGAACACACCTTGACCGTATCTTATTTGTTTCCAGTACATTTCTGTTGCGCTAGGTTGAGGCATCCCTGCAGAAGTAGTATACCATTGTAGGCCGTCAAAACTGTATGATACGTCGCCCGATGTAGAAACTGTAACAAATCTTCCGTTACCGTAGACAATACTAGACCAATCTTCTGGAGAAGAATCTTGCACCTCTAACACAGACGAAGTCCATGTCCATAAAGTTGTAGTTGCATTATAAGACCCAACCGCTACAGCATTACTACTGTTAGCAATTGCTACAAATTTACCTTTACCGTAGGCAACATCTTTCCACTCGTTCAATGTCGAGTCACCTATAGTAGGCAATGTAGTTGTTAACCAATTCGTACCATCGAGTGTATATGCAGCGTCAAGGGTACTACTTGATACTGCAAGGAATACTCCAGTTGTATTGTCTGTAGCTAAACCGTATACTACACTGTTCCAAGTTGCCGTTGAGGGTAATGTTGTTGTAGTCCATGAAATTCCATTAGTAGAAAGCACAGCATTTGAACTATTATATTGTACTGCTACAAATTTATAATTCCCGTATGCAATAGATGACCAGTTACCATTAAACGGTAATGGAGAGGATAACCAATTAGATCCGTTTGAAGAATATGCGCTAGAGCTTCCGTTGTTAGGAGTCATAACAAATCTTCCGCTGGATGCAGTGCCCTCATATTCAAAAGTTAAGATTGAATTAGTGCTGTCATCTGAAATTGATTTTACTGTAATAGTAATATCGTGTTCTATAGTTAATCCGCCGACGTTTGCTCCGTTAATAGTAATAATTTGTTCATCTTCGTAGCCAGCTCCGCCATTTAATAAAGTTACAATATATGATCTTCCGGATTTAGTAACATTCCAAGTAGCAGTAAGTGGTGCAACATCAATCGTTGTACCTAACCCAACTGTTCCGCCAACTCCGGTATACACTTCTAAAGTTTCTCCGTAGACTACTGCTGCCCATGACGCAGTAGTTGGTGAAGATACTAGTTCAGCAGTAAAAGAAGGAGCACTAAATGTTACTCTTGGTTCAAAGAGATATCTAGTACCAGTTGTTAGTAAATCTTTAATAGGAGTTCCTGGAATAACATGATCCCATCCTGGCTGATTGTCACTTTCTCTATATACTGTAACTAATTTTAAACCTTCATCATATGCTTGAACATATCCGTATTGGCCAGTTCCTTCACCACTAGTTAATATAACTCTAGTACCTAACAATGTTTGTTCGGTATTTTGATCGTTTGTAGCTAAAGTAATTGTTAATCTGTCCCCGTACTGAGCATTGTTACCTGCAAGTATGTAATCGCCGGCACCTTCCATGCCTGAAGGATTTCCAGGTGCATTTCTTACCTGCGCTTCAAATACTGCATTATCTCTATATTCTTCTTGTATTAAACTGGCGCCAGTTCCTGATCCAATAATTGTATATACTGCATTAGAATAGTTTTGTCCTGCATTTGAAAATTCTACTACTAAAATTTCATCATTAATTTCTCCGGCAAATGCATTTGCAATTTGCGCTTCTTCGGTACGGTTATTTACATATCCGTATGCAGGTGTCTCTGTAGGATCGTTTGCATCTGCAATAGTACCGTAAGTTCCGTAAGAACTATTACCATTAGTTGCACGAATAATTCCACCGTCTTCTGCAAACATACCAATGTGTGCATAATAAGTAAACACGGACACAAGTTCTGCTCGGCCGCCATTTAGTACATGGGCGCCAATTCCGTCTGATATAACTTGTGTAAAATCGTTTGATGTAATAGATTTATTACCACCGTTGTGCAAATTACCGTCGACTTTTTGGCCCGTAGCAGCAGTACCGAACGTTGTTACGTTTTGTATGTATGAAGATCTTGATGTTATCCAACAATCTTCGTGAGCTGGGCCCCATCCTGGATCAAGAGAAACAAACGAGCCGCCGTTAGGCCTTTGATACAATTCAAATTGGAGTTGTGGAGACAACTCTCCTGTTAACCCAGATAATGTTACATTGCGTATACCCGAACTGTCGCGTACATAAAACATATCTTCTGATGCAGACCCAATAATATCATTTGCATACCATCTTGCTTCTAAAAGAGAGTTATAATTTCCAGTATATGTAATATCTGTTATCCAAGCATCTATATATCTTTTAATATCTACCCTACGACGAGCTTCATCGTATTGATAAGACGGAACTAACTCGTTAATAAATGCTACTCCTTCTGCTGCTAAAAAATCTTTGTTAGATTCAAGAATTTCTTTTGCATTAGAATAAGTTGTAGAATCAGTGGGGGTCATTGTACCTGTTAATGAAGGCGGAACTCCAACGCCGAGTATTCTGCTGTTGATATAAGTTTTCATATCAACTATGATATTTTTAATTTCTGTTGCTACTGGTATTGTGCTGTAATCTAAAGGACTTGCTGGTATATATTGCGTTTCTAAATTTGTTACACTTTTTGTAATTTGTATACCGGTGAGTATGCTTTGAATTATATCATAAAATCTATCAAGAATAACAATAATAGCAGGTCTATCATCAAATCTTTCTACGCTAGGATCATTAGGTTTAATTGTTGTAGAACGTAATTCAGCACCATCGATAGCAGTATTTTTTGGAACAATTATTGGTAAAACTTCTTTATAGATACCTGGCCAAATTTTAATAGTTGTAGTTCCGAGATACCCGTCATTGGCCTTCCTAGCGGCAAAATGAACTGTTTTCCAAGGTTTAAAATAATTTACACCTCTATTCACATCAGTGTCATCGTCTATACCATCTGTGCGTACATGGAATATTCTAGTTAAAGTTCCCCATGTGCTATAATCTGCTACACTATTAGTTTCTACTTTTAAAACATCATCTTCTATACCAATAGCAATTCTTGTTGCGCCAACTGTACTGCCGTCGTTAGCTACGGTTCTTGACAGTCCGTATATTAATAAATCTCCCGGATACTGTGTGCCTATATCACCACCGGCAATTAACATGTTCCAGTAATTGTAGCCCGAACCGTTATCTCCAGGATATGAATTGTCTACTGACAAATGACTAACATTACAAATATAAGTGCTACCAATATGATAAACTATATCGTTTATTTCATATTCTGTTGCTGTTACCCAATTACCTTTCCATTCTTGTCCAGGTGCTAGTAATTCCCAATTTGACAGATCTAAATAATCTAAGCTACTTCCGTCTGCTACTGTATTAACTAATGCTACATAAAGTTGGCCGCCTCGACGGACTAGATCGCCTGCTTTGTAATTTTCAGTGCTGTTCCAGGTTCCTGCAAGCGTTGTAGCTTTTGTAATTAATGTCCAGTTAGGATTGCCTACACTATATGTTTCAGATTCTCCAGGCTCGCTGTTTATGTTGTTTGCGCTGCTTACATAAACATAACCGCCGTGTCTAACAACATCTCCAATAGCATAATATGCAGTATTGCTCCAATTATTATAAAAATTAAGTCCTCTTAACTCTGTAATAAAATTGTTATTATCAACATTTCCGGCAACACTAGACGAAGTATGTTCTTCTGTACAGCGTAGTAAACTGCCTCCGTACTTTACTAGATCATTGACTCTATATCTAGTGTTTATTGTGTATGTCCCAACAAATTTTATGTTGTCGTAAACAATTTCCCATGTTTCAGCAGTGCTGTCATTAGTGCTGTCACCATCACCTATAACTATACCTTGTGCTGTAGTACCAGCAACATGCTCACGAATACATCTATAAACAATACCGTTGTACGCTACAACGTCTCCTACTTTATAAACAGAAGCAGAAGTCCACGTAGTGCGCCAATTGTTGCCTTCAATAAAAATATCCCACTCTGTAATATTGGTTTCAAAATATAAAGATGAGGTATGCCCTACTGAGCATAGATATAAGTTTCCGCCAGCAATAACTATTTCGCCAGGGCCATAAATCGTTGAGCTAGCCCATACACCTCTAAATTTGTAGCCATCTGTTACTCTTACCCACGCAGCAGATACTTCAGTGTTTAACGGATCTGCGAGATATGTTTGATCTGTATTAAAATTACCAGAAGTGTGTGGGCGTATGCAAGCCCAGCTTGACCCTGCATAAAAAACTATGTCATCTTCTATGTACGCAGTGGTTGTAGTCCAGTAACCTTTCCAACGATATCTAATTCGTGGTATATTAAATTCAGCCATTATTATGTTCCAGATGTCTTGATACTATATTTATATACCGCTAGGATATGTATATTTTTGTCCGATCCTAACTATCAGTTGTCCTTCGTCGTTGATATAATAAAATAATGATCTATTATCCCATCTATATTGTTCGTAATTTAACCCTTTCCAAACAATACTATGATTATCGTCACGACCTTCTGTAAAATCATATCCGTGTTCAAAATCTGGAAATGTTTCTCCTGAATCTATGGGTAGATTTATTTCTAAGGAATCTGTCGGACTTAAAGTGTTTAATTTGCCCATGTATAAATCGCCATCTTCCGTCCTACGCAGTCCGTAAAAGTATTGCGGAGTTCCTCCGAGTACAGTATCATCTGATGATGTAAAAAAGTAGTTATTTCCTGCCATAATTTTGCTCCTTATATAATTTCAGCGTAACTGATTACTGCATCTACGCTGTTGTCAGTATCTGATATAATACGCAATCCGCATTGTTCTGCTAGGATTAATTTTTCTCCATTAGTTATCATCTTAAGACTATTATATGGAGCTATTGATATATTGTTAGCATAATAACCGGTAGTACTTGAAGAGTCAGTTATAAAAATACTAATAGTTACAATCTCATCTGTAGTGTTTGCAAGATTACAACCAATAATGGTAAATCTATTATTATCAACAGTTTGTAATACGTCTACTGCTGCTGATCCGATATTTTTAACTACTTTAGTTCTAAAAAACGTTGCCATATTATTTTATCATCCAAAAATTAGAGCCATTGTGGCTGCAATGTCATTTGCTGTTGCTGAACTAATACCCGAAGCTGCTCCTGCAACAGAACTCCAGTTTGAACCATCCCATGCTTCAACAAGTCCTAAATCTGTATTAAATCTAATCATACCAATTTGTGCTGATCCAGGTCTTGAGCTGTTGCCTCCTGAAGGAATAACTACAGCATTAGTACCAACAATATAGTAATAACCGTTACCGGTTGATCTAAATTCTGTTACTGCATTAGCGTTAGAATTTGTTATAGTATTGGCAGTAATTCTAAATCCATCTATAACTACTGCGCCAGTGCCGTTTGGTCTCAATTCTAAGTCAGTATTAGTAGTTGTAGTTCTAATAACGTTTCCGTTAATTTCTAAATTATCAACTACAATCTTATTAGGAGCAAATTGATTACTGTCAAGTGTAGCTGCTAATTGATTATTAGCATAAAAGTACAATGTGTTATCATTTGCGCCCGGTGTTGATTCAGGAATAATATATGTATCTCTATCTACATCGCTGATGCCGCCGAGTTGTAACCAGTAAGAACCATTGTAACCTTCATACCTATTTGCAGTAGAGTTAAATCTAATCATACCGCTAGCAGGTACTGCCGGTCTATCACCGTCTGTTCCTGCAGGTAATTGCAGTGATTGAGTACCATTAATTTTTACAATACCAGTTCCACTAGGAGTAAGTTCAATGTCTTGCCCTGCTACCGTTCCAGAAATAGTACTGCTACTAATACTTAAACTTTCAAATGCAATTGCTCCACTGCCGTTGGCACGTAGTTCTAAATTACTATTAGACAATGTTGTTTGTATTACATTACCTTGTACTACAATATCACCAGTTCCAAATGAACTAGCAATTACAGGTGCATTAACTATTAAATTAGTTACAGTTAATGTGCCGTTAACAATGGTGTTGCTTAAGGTTGTTGTACCAGAAGTTACTGTTAAATTTTGATCTATAGTTACATTATTAGATGGTATACTTACAATACCAGTTCCATTAGCACTTAGTTCAAGATTAGCGTTTGAAGATACTGTTTGAATATAGTTGTCATTGATTTCAATATCATTAACAGTTATGTTGGAGGTGTATACGTTCCTCCATCTTAGATTATTTGATCCGATGTCAAAGTTTCCAGTTATACTTGGTATTAAGTTGTTAGTAATACTACCAACTAGATTAATAGTATCAGAACTGTTATCGCCAATTTGTATATTGCCGCCTAAGATAATATTTCCAGTAACTCCCAAATTACCTGTAATATCAGTGTCTTTGAGTAACTGTATTTTTCCCGTGCCATTTGGATTAATGTTAATGTCGGCATTTGTTACATTTGACGAAATTACATTAGATTTAAAATCAAGAGAGTCAATACGTACAGCACCTGTGCCGTTGGCACGTAGTTCTAAATTACTATTAGATACTGTAGTGGTAATTACATTTCCACTAATTGATATATCATCAACTATTGCTTGAGAAAGATATATATTTTGCCACTGATTAGTTATTGAGCCTAAATTATAAGTTGTAGTTGCGTTAGGAACAATGTTACTGTTAACCTGTGAAATAAAAGTGATAGTGTCACTATTACTATTACCAATTATTGTAGTTCCGTTAAAATTAACATCTTGTACTACGTTTAGTGTGCCAGTAATTGTAACATTAGATGTTGATGTTATTTCACTGTTAGCTGCAGTTAATGTTACACCGCCAGTAGTACTTTCTATAGTATTGCCACTAATTCTAATATTACCAGTTTCAACTTTTGTAGGATCTATTATAGTTGTGTTTACGCCGTCTGTAAATGTAACTCCAGCTGGGCTAGTAATAGTAAGACTATTAGGATTAAAAGTAATTGTTCCGTCGTTTTGATTTACGTAAAAATATTCACCTACTCTATAATCGCCTTTGTGGTCAACACTGGTGTAATAGAGTCTAGCACTAGTTGTCTGTACTATTTCATTGACCTGTATTACCGATGTTGGATCGTTATCTGAGAATCTTCCTGCACCTACATATCCAAAATTGTGACTTACAAAGTACCCAATAACTCCGTATCCATCACCTACAGCACCGTAGTTACCGTATACACTAGCTGATGCAATACTGCGAAGTTCAACTCCAAAATCTGAATAATCAACATTAGCTAAGTAACTGGCGGTTTGTCCGCCTGGACTAAATGTAATTATCTGTTGGTTATCGGTATCCGGTGGAGCAAGTGATGTTTCCCATCCTGTAACTTTCCCGTCTAGAACAATATAGGTATAAGGAGAATCATAAGTAACACTTTCAATTGTTCCAGTTGTAACTGTTGCAGGATTTACACTGACATTTTCTATACTAATTGTATCGCCTGGGCTGAGTGTTGCTGCACTGATACCATAGACTTTTAATCTTGTTTTTGGATCTCCACCGTTAGACCCAGCAAACCCAGTTGAACCACTTGTTAGATAAAAACTTCTATCTGCAAAATAGGTAAAGCTGTTGAGCCACTCTATTCGTACTCCGTTAGTAGCAGTAATAGCATCAACCCCTGGACATATAAATGTCACAGAGTGGAACAGCATACTAGCTTCTTTACTTGCTGGATTAACTATACTACCATCAATGTATGCGCCTTTACCTGCATCTCCTGCTAGAAACCCGCGAGGATCATCAACAGGATTTGTCAGCAATCTAACAGTGCTACCGGCTGTAATAACTGAAATATTTCGAATATAAGGACTGCGACTAGTTATAGTCATATTAGGCGCAAAACGGAATGCATATCCTGTATTTGTCCCTACATCATATTCGTAGCCAGTTATTGTTAAATCTTCTACAGTAGTTTCACCGTTTAGATGAAATATATCAGCAGTAATATCACTGTCTGGCTGAATAGTAACTGATCGAATGCCTGCACCCTTAACCGTTACCCCAACAGGTACTACTAATGGTAAAGTTTCGCTGTATGTTCCTGGATAGATATAAACAGTATCACCTGCAGTGGCTAGCTCAAGTGCGCGGCCAATCGAACTTAACGGATTTTGTTGATGTTTACCTACATTACTATCTGAACCATTTACTGCAACATAGTAGATATTGCCTTGTTCAAGGCCTATGTCAATTCCGGCAACTGAAATTTGTCCAGTACTAACTATAGGGGCATATAGATTGTTAGCCCAAACATCTGCCCATCGATTACTGCTATTGCCTAAAGAATAAGTATTATCTTGATCTGGAATTAAATCACTTGCTATGTCAGCATTAAATACAATGTTATCAGTGTTAGTATCACCTAGTTGTAGATTACCGTCAGCAGTAATAGTACCTGTTGCGTGTAGATCTCCAAATATTTCTACATTAGAATTTAAATTAATTGTACCTGTACCGTTAGCAGTTAGTTCTAAATCTGCATTAGAGTTAACTGTAGCAATTCTATTGCCTTCAATTTGTATATCGTCTATTTGTAATCTATTTTGATATAGAATTTGACCGCCGCCGACAAGATTAAAATTTAAAACTCCAGTATTACTATAAATTTGATCGCCTGTAATTACAATGTTGCCTAGCGTAGCAGAATTAGTAGCTTCTAAATTATTAGACCGTGTTGTTCCGTCAACTGTTAGTTCGTGATTAGGACTAGTAGTCTTAATACCGATCCGTCTGTTAGTGACATCTAGATAAATTAAGTCATTATCAAATACTAGATCGACACCATCTCGTTCTAGATTCCCGCTGGCGTTGCCCAGCATTTGTCCCGTTATTTTACCTACTGCCATAAATTTCTACCGTTTTTATATTTAGTTGTTTTGGATTATCCAAAGACTAGGCCGTATAAATCGCTTATTAGTTCCATGTCTTCGGCACTAATACCAGCAGCTAGTATTCCTCCAGCAGCAATCCATGCAGTACCGTCGTAAACTTCTTGTGTAGATGTAGTAGTATTATATCGTATTGCCCCTATAGGAGCAGTTACTGGTTGTTGTCCAGTTAATCCGTGGGGAATACGTATAGCTCCGGTTCCTACAAATTTTACGTAGCCGGTGCTTGTAGAAACAATTTGAGTCACTGCATCAGTTGTAGTATTTGTTATGATATTGTCTGTTATGTTAATACTATTTTTAATATTAACTACTCCAGTGCCACTTCTTTCTAATTCTAAATTTGCATTGGAGTTTATAGTACTAATAACATTATTATTAATATCTATTTCATCTACAATTATTCTGTTAAATGTTGCTGCTTGTGCAGTAATTGTTGCAGACAATATGTTGTTTGTATACATTCTAATTGTATTGTCGTTAGCCCCAGGTGTAAGTTCAGAACTTATACCAGTGTTACTGTCAGTGTCAAATAAATTATATAACGAAATGTTTCCGCCTGTAATTTTTCCTTCAAACGTAGAGCTTGTATTGTTGTATCTAATTTCACCGTTGGTAGTTAATGTCCTATTAGTATTATTACCTATAGGAAGTTGAAGTGCTTTTGTGCTTTGTATAACTACATTTCGACTGCTGGCAGGATTAAAAATAATGGATCTATTAGCTTCTGTTCCAGAAGTTAAACTGTTTGAAATAGTTGATCCGGTTATCTGTAATACATTGTCAAACATCACATTTCCAGTGCCGTTTGCACGTAGCTCTAAATTACTATTAGATAAAGTAGTTGTGATATAGTTATCAGCAAATATAATATCGCCGTAGGCAAATCCAGTTGCAGTTAAGTTGTTAGTAATTGTTAATAGGTCGTTTGTAGTTAAATTTCCAGTTACTACGGTATTTTTTAAATTTGTTGTGCTGTTAACTGTTAAATTTTGAACTACAGACAAACTATCATTAATATTAATAACACCAGTACCGTTAGCTCTTAACTCAAGATTTGAATTAGATGTTATAGTTCTAATGTAATTGTCGTTAATTTCTATGTCGTCTGTTACTAGATTTGACGTAAAAAGATTACGCCACGTTTTAATTGCACTTCCAATATCGTAAATGCCAGTAGTGTTAGGAATTAAATCACTGCCAATTTTGCCCACAGGATCAATACTATCTATTACGACATCCCCTAGTTGTATATTTCCGCCCACAGTTATATTACCTGTAACTGATAAATTTCCTGTAATATCAGTATCTTTAAGTAGTTGTATTTTTCCAGTACCGTTTGGATTTATGTTGATATCAGCATTTGTTGCAGTCGACAAAATAGTATTTGAATTAATATCTAGTGCGTCAATTTTAATTACGCCCGTACCAATGGCTCCGAACTCTAAGTTAGAATTACTTTGAGTAGTTGATATAAAGTTAGTGTTAATCAAAATATCATCAAACGTTGCCTGAGTTGTGTATAAAGTTGTCCAACGATTAGCAGTTATTCCTAGGTCAAGATTATTTGCGTTAGGAATAATATCAGAATTTACTCTAGAGTTAAAATAGATAGTGTCAGATGAACTATTACCAATAGTTACATTTTTATCCAATGTAACTAATTGTTCCACAGTTAGTGATTGATTAACAGTTAGATTTGATGTTACGTCTAAATCAGTGTTAGCTGCAGTTAGTATCATTCCATCAGTATTACTTTGAATTGTGTTTCCACTTACAGTAATATTACCAGTAGTAACTTCAAAAGCGTCAATATAAGTTGAAGTAACTCCGTCAGTAACTGTTATGTTTGTGCTGGAGATTGCTACAGAATTAAGAATAATTTTACCAGTAGATTGCTCAATTGTTACAAGGTCTCCAATTCTATAATTTCCAGACTGGTCAACGGTTTGATAATGTACCACTCCACTATTAAGTTCTACAACTTCGTTAACTTGTATAGCCGATGACGGATCGTTTTCGCTATTGCCATCTAGTCCAATGTATGCAAAATTATGACTGATTAGATACATTAATGTATCTGCACCATCAGCTACTGCTCCGTAGGTGCCATAAATATTTGCTGAGCCAATAGACCTAATTTCTGCTCCGTATCTTAGTGTACTGCCGTCTTGTGTTACTCGGCCGGTACCTCGTATTGCATATAACCCTCGTTCAGCAAAGTATGTAAAACAATTTAACCATTCTATTCTGACGCCATTGGTCATTGTTATAGCAGCAACACCCGGAGTAATAAACGTACAACTATGAAACAGCATACTTGCTTCATTAGTTCCGGCTAAGGCTAGTGATCCGTCAACTTTAGCACCTTTACCTGCATCGCCTGCGGCAAAGCCTCGTGGGTCAGTTCCACTAGTAATTGAGCCTGTAGTTATTACTGTTATGTTTCTAACATAAGGACTGCGACTTGTTACAATAAATCCTGGAGCAAAACTAAATGCATATCCTGTATCGTTAATACTATCATAGAAAAAATCTGCAACAGTTAAATCTTCAACGGTTGTTTCTCCATTGAGCAAAAATACATTTTCACCGCCGCTAGAAGTATCAGGTTTAATTGTTACTGATCTAATTCCTATGCCTTTTACAGTGACTCCTACCGGCACAGTAAGAGGTAATAGTTCATAATAAGTTCCGGGATATATTAAAACAGTATCTCCGGACGTGGCTACTGACAGAGCTTTTTCAACAGTGTCAAAGGGACCGTTAGGATGATCTCCAACATTACCAGAACTGCCGTTAGTAGCTACATACCATGTATTGCCATGACGAAGACCTAAGTCTATGTTACCTATTAATGCGCCACCTGCTGTAAGAGTGCTACCATTTATTAGTTCTGTATATAAATTATTCCATCGTCTATTGATATTACCTAAGTCATACGTAGATGGTTGATCAGGATTGATATTTGAATTTATATCTGCACTTAAAGAAACTGAATCTAAATCATTATTTCCAAATACAATATTTCCATCAAAAGTTACATTGCCAGTTACATGAACAGATCCATTAACTTCAGTATTAGTTAATAATTTTATTTCTCCAGCACCTGCAGGAGTTAGATCAATATCTTCGTTTGATCGTAGAGATCTAATGCCGTTGGCATCTATAGATATACCATCTGTTGTTATGCCGCCTGCTGTAATAGTTGCGCCTGGACCAGTTGCTGAGATTGATATTTCACTAGCATCGTTAGTAATTGTGTTTAAGGCAAAACTAAAATTTGATATCGTGCCAGTGTCAACCAACACATCAGTTGAGCTTAGTGTACCGTTAACCAGTAATGGTCTAAAAGGCGTATCAGTGTTAATACCAATACGACCACTATTTACATCAAGATATATTAAGTCTGTATCAAACGCTAGATCTACGCCATTGCGAAGTAGATTGTTTTCAAGCATTTGACCATTAATTTTACCAACTGTACTAGGCATTTATCGCTCCAATACAATATTTAGCGGTTAAATTATTGATCGTATCCGTGGAACACGTAAATTTTTTGAGTATTAGGAGGAGGAGTACCAAATTTGATATAGGTACCATCGGCATAAGGTGCGTTAGGTCCAGCTAAACTACCTGCGGAACTTTGTTCAACTGTAAAATTAATTGTACCAACTTGCGGGACCTGCCCTACATAGACAACTAAATTTTTAGCCATCTGTCCTGCGTCCCATGTCATGTCTGACTGAGTAGTTGCATAATAGGTAAATGGATCAGGTGTTAATGAAAACACTGTTTCTACAGCATCACCAGTGCCGGCATCTTGAAGTAAAATTTTACTAGGTTCTTTAAATCTAAAACTGCGCCATGCACCAGCTTGATAGCCTTCAAATTCTTCAGTGTCTGTATTGTAACGAATCATTCCGTTAACATATGACGGAAGTGTAGAATCGTCAGGACTTTGATCTTCATTGCTACCGCGAGGTAGTGTAAGACTATATGGCAAGTTAATAACCACTTCACCGCTTTGATCAATGTATAGATCACGGTTTCCAGTTACTGTCTTATTATTGAGAGTAGTTCTTTTAAGATATCTCATTATACGTCAATTGATGAAACTGTTGCTACTAGATTAGCAGGAGCAGCCGAACTTGCAACAACTCTGTCACCATTATCTAAAATTATTTTTTCTGTGTCAAATGTTACCGTTTCACCTGCAGGTACAGCTAGTTGACTAACAATTAAATTTGTTGTAGTAATACCGTCACCTTGTTTAACAAAGTGTAAGTCTAAGTAAGTTAATCCAGTTGTTGGGCTTACGGGATTATAGGTAACTGTATTGCATACCCAAATGCAGGTTACAGCCGTATTGCCATTACTGACATATAAGTCAGTGTTTCCTGTTCCTATTGCTGTACTCTGAATTGCCATTTTTTGTCCTTAAAATATAAAACTAAACACTAGTGCTCTTCTTCTGCTTACAAGTTCGTCTTGTAACACTTTGAGAGATGAGCCATCTGTGTCAACTTTTGTATTTACAAAATATAAACCTGTATCACCGCCACCTGTGGTTGATTTTGTGTAGACACTTGCTGTGCCTACTTCTACATTAATATCAATTGGTTGATCTCTTAAAATTAAATAACCATCTAATTCTATTAGCCCTGATGCTGATCTTAATACTAGATCTGCATTTGTATTTCTTGTTGTAATAATGTTTTGATGTATGTTAATATCGTCTACATCAAAACCTGAATTATTAAATTGTCCTCGTTCAGTGCCGTCAACTGTAAACACAATTCTACTAGGAGCATGCCCTGCTGAACTATCAAATGTTTCTACAGATGTATCAAGTTCTGCAATAGCAGTACCAGACCTAAATGCATATAGTTTTGCATCAACATAGTCTTCCAATGCCTGTGCATTTACTAGACCATCTTCATCAGCAATCAATGCAATGACCCCAGGATCATATATTGGTCTAGGATTTCCGATTGCATCCCATGCTGCGTAATCTAATATTCGTCTTTCATATTGATTAGTACCCGTCACTGTAACATAACCTGTACCACTGTTAATTAAATAAAGATTTTGGCCTTCTGTATTAATGCTTGGTGTTTGAATTCCAACTAGTCCACTACTTGAATTTACAAAAGTAAAAGTACCTTGTGTAGAAATACCTGACGCATTTAAATGATTTACTTGTTCATCAAATAAAATAAATGTATCAGGCAGTGATCCCCTATCAATTGCAATACCTGCCTGATACCCTAACGCTGCATTAACGCCTGCACTTGCTTCACCACTGTTAATTGTAATAATATTATCTTTAACAGTCATTGTCTCAGACTCAACAGTTGTTGTATTACCAGCAACTAATAAGTCACCGGTGATAACAACTGTTCCAGCCTGAGAGCCAGTGTTTAATGTAATAGTGCCGCCGCTTTGGACGTTTACCCTATAGTCGCCGGCACTGACGTTAACTACTTTTATAGTCATATTAGATTGCTGTTAAACGAATTAATGTTTCTGTAGAGTCATCTTGTAAAGTCCACTTATAGCGATTACCGCTATAGTCAATAGCAATGCGACTTCTTAAATCTCTAATAAGAACTGTTGAAACTCCGCCACCTGATGGTGTTAGTATACCTACTAAAGCTGCATCACCGTTAGTTGCTGGAAGAATTGCATTTTTCAAATATACAGTACCTGTAGCAGTTGTGCCGTCGTCAGTGCTTACTTTATAACGGTTACTACCTGTTTGCTTAGTAATGTAACCTTCGTAAACTGTGCCGCCTAGTTTAAATCTAATAGGCAAGTTGTTGCCTGTAAATAAACCAGTACCTGTACCAGTACCTGTTGTACCAAACCATCTTTTATTAATTGGACGTCCCATTTTGTTTTCTCCTTAAGAAAAACGGTGTTCTAGACCGTACGCGGTTGGATTTCCGCATAAAACTTACCCCGTGTAAGTCATACAAACTATTTATCAGATCAAGAGAAAGGACTCCGAAGAGTCCTTTGTAATTAACGTACCTTACGGTATGTTGATTAACTGAATACTGCGTTAGCAATAGTTACAGTACCTAGATAGTCAGCTGCATTACCTAGAGAAGAAGCAGTGTTGCTTAACTCTACATAACCATAACGTGTCATGAATGATACGACTGGTTCGAATGTTGCTGGATCTAGAACAACACCACTGCTCATCAATGGAATGTATGGGCAATAGAATGCTGCTGCATCGCTCTCGTTAGCACCTTTGTAACCAACTAGAACTGTGTCGTTGCCTGCATATGTGTTAACATAAATCTTCATAGCATTGTTCAATGTACCAACAAACTTGGTGTTTGTAGGTGCTTCGAATGTACCTTCTGTTGTACGAGCAAATGCGCTTGTAGTAGCAGATTGTAGGATTGTCAATGCTGTTGGGCTTACAACTGCCCAGTTACCTGCGCCACGACGTGTACGCTGGGCGATTGTGTTAGCAACACGGTTGATCATAACTGCTAAAGCAGCATGCTCATCACCAACGAAAGTAGCAGTACCAGAAACAGCAGCTTGATCGTAGGCTTGTAAGTTTTGCGTACCAGCTAGTGTTGTTAAAGATGCAATGATCTCTTGATCAATCTCAGCTGTGATCTCTTGTGCAAGAGCAGCCATGATTTCTGCTTCGATGTCAATACCTTGTTGGGCTTGTGCATCTTGTGCAGATTCGAATGTCCAGCGAGCTGACAATTTACGTGTCTTAGCTTCAACTGTTTGTTTCAAGATCTGGATGCTTAGTCTGTTACCAGCAACACCTTCTAGACCGGCTGTGGCAGCTGCCTTACCAGTTGAAGTATTACCAGAATATGCTTCAGCAATCTTGAATGGGCTTAACGCCTCTTCACCAGCTGTGGCACCAGAAGCTCCACTACCTGCTGTGTCGCTATAGCGAACACGTAGAGTATGGATTTGACCGACTGGACCAGTCATTGGTTGTACACCAACCAACTCGTTAGCGATAACGGTTGGCATTACACGTCTGATGACGGGTAGAATAACTCTGTTTAGAGTTGCGACGTTTCCGGCAGAAGTAGCACCACCTGTTGCACTTTCAGCTAGATACTTACGAGTATTTTCTAGCGTAGTTGCCATTACAGATTTCTTTGTGCCTTGAAGGCCTTCTAAAAGAGCTTCTTTAGTCTCTGCCCAACGGCCTGTTAGTAGTTCTGACATTTATTTTCTCCTAATTAATGTTTAATTCCAGCTAGACGACGCATATCAAAAATATTACTGTCGTGATTGCTGCTACTGACGCTGTGGGGTTCTTTGTTGCCTGTTACTTCTTTTGCCTCGACTAATGCCTGTTTTTTCTTTTGTGGAGCTTCGCCAGCAATTACGGCTGGTAGGTACTTGTCAAAACTACTACGTAGCTTTGTTGTGTGTACACTTTCAAGCAACTCACTCATAATAGCTTTTTGGCCGTTAGCCAAAGGTCCTACTAATTCGTTCATAATTGCTTGACGTTGCTTGCTCTCCATTAGAGCTTTTATTTCTGCTTCTTTGCTTTCTGAGATTAAACGAGCTTCTGCTACAGCGTTTTTAGCTTGGGCTAGTTCTAATTCTTTCAGGTCTATGACTTTGAGCAATTTGGCTGATTCTGATTTCTCACTAAGATAACTGTTTTGATATTCGCTAGCATATGCTTCGAACAACTTACGACCAAAGTCGTTTCTACGAGCTGCTTCAATGTCTTCTTTAAGCTGACCAATCTCTTTGGTAAGAGTCTTTTCAACTGTATTCTCGACTAGTGTAGCTGCACGTTTGACAAATTGTTCTTTCATGCTTGCCAAAGCCTGACGGCCTTCTCGAACTAGTTTTACCTTAGTTTCTGCAAGATCTTTCTTGTCTGTATGGAATTCTGCAATTTCATGAGCTAGGGCTTCTACTACGAACTTCTCAAGTGTGTGAAACTTAGAAGCCATTTGTACTTGATCTTCGTGTAATTCTTTAACTTCAGCAGCTAGTTGTCGTGTAACAAATTCCTTCATTACGCTGGCAGTTTTTTTACCTTCTACCACAACTCTAGCTTTTGCTTCTGCTAGTTGATTACGATCTTCTACAAATTGAGCAATTTCCTCTTTTAATTGATCGCTTAACATGCGATCAATTGCTTCAACCATGACTTGTTTGTCATGCTCGTAGCGTTGAGCAAATTCTTCACGTAACTGTTGAGTAACTTGTGTACGAGCCTCGGTTAAACGAGTCTCCCAAGCTGCCTCAATATCAGCCTTAATCTCTTCAGAAATCACGTTATTTTCAAACAGATTCTTTAATGCGTCCAACATGTGATTCTCCTCTTGTTATCGGAGCTTGCTTATTATGCCTAATAAGCTCTCTTTGAGATATTTTTGTGCTTTCGGGTCACCTTTAACCTCTTGCGCTATGCGTAAGGCACTATAACCACCACGACTGTTCATCAGGTGTTCATAGATTGGTGTAGGATATGCTCCTGGGGCACTGGGTTGAGCTACCACATCTACTGTGATAATCTCAAAATCGGATACTTCACCGGAACCGTTATCGCTAACGTTCCCGGATCCGCGACTTGATACTCCTAACTTCACTCCACTTTCTAACATAGTTTTCACTAGTTGTCCCATAGGTGTTGGTAGGATTTTTAATTTTCCATAACCGTCACTGCCTTCCATCCACATTTTTGTTACCATGTGGCAGACGCGGTCAAGGTTAATTCTTAGATCGTCCGGATGATCAACTTCGCCTAAAACTGAATATCCACCTTCGATTTGATCGTTCAGGGTTTTGACAGCCCTGGCGATTTCTTTCGCAGGATAAACACGCTGATTCTGATTCCGCTTGTCACCTTGGATGAAAATACCTGTCATATACAAGTTCTTTCCATCCTGACCGTCGGATTCAACGACCACTCTCGCTTGGTCGAAACTCAGGTTCTCACGAAGATAATTCATCGTCATCTACTTACTTTGCTCTTTTAGGAGCGCCATTTAACGGGCTATCAGCACTTCTGTCGCCATTGTCGCCAGTTGCTTTTTTCTCAGCGCCGTGTCCAGGTTCTTTCTTTTTAAACGCTGTCTTACCTGCGTTACCGCCTGGGACATTAACGTTACCAAAGTTTTCTTCTTTAGTTGATGGATTTAACAAACCGCCTTTTGTGCCGCCTGTTGTGCTTTCTCCACCTTTTACGATATTAGCAGTTGTACCGCCCATATTGTTTGATTTTGCCATTACTGACTTGGTGTTTGCACCGTTGTCGCCATGTTTTGGATTGCCAACTTTTTCTACGTATTCACGCATGAAAGCATCTTCTGGCATTTTATCCATGTCGTCATCACCCATGTCCATGTCGCCCATGTCGTCACCGCCCATGTCGCCCATGTCATCGCCGCCCATGTCATCACCCATTAGTGCTTCAAATTCGGCTTTTAATTCGTCAAGTGCGTCTTCTAGGTCAACTACACGATCTTCTAGATCTTCTTCGCCGCCCATGTCTTCTTCGTCGCCTTCGTCGCCAGCTTCGAGGTCGTCAATCATGTCGTCACCGGCGTCGCCACCGATATCACCATTTTCGTCGCCCATTTCATCATCGGCTTCGGCAAAGCCAAAACTTTCTTCCATTTCCTCGTCGGTGCCTTCGTCGAGTTCTTTGTCATCTTCTTCTTCGTCGTCTTCGTCTTTTGTTTTTTCTTCTAAGTCTTGGAAGTCTTCAGCTAAGATGTTTTCGTAGATTTCGCGAGATTTTTCAACTACTAGTTGATGGAAAAGCTCTTTGGCTTTGTCACTTTCATCATTAATAAGATGCTCGAGCATCTGCTCGAATTTATTTCGATCAGTCATTTGTTTTCTCCTATAGGTTGCAAGGCTGTCAATATATTTACACTTAATTGTAATAATAGGGGCGAAATGGCCTAATTTTAACGTATTTTAGGCCACGATGGTAATAATTTAGTTAGATGTTGATAACTTATATGTCTGAAGTTAGGATAATCCCATTCAGGATCAAAATAATTTTCTTCTAAAACTACTCGGTAGTATTTAATATTTCTATTATTTTTTATAACTTGATCTGTTTGTCTGCGCCAGTTACCAAAATAAGTAGCAGGATCTGTAGACTTTTTATAGTTAGGGGTATCGGCATAGACATTGTTTACTAGTCCTTGTTGACCAACATAATCAAAACCTAAAATAAAAATTTCGTTAGGCCCTGCTTTGCTAGCCATGTCCAATGCTGTTGGGCCTGAACTCCATCCTAGACTAGGTTGAAAATATTTAAATCCCTGAAAGGGTTTATATTTAGAGTTAGGGTTAGTCCACACTTCATGTGTCTTTTGCCATCCTGTTTTTTCAATTTCAACTATCATTTTTGGATCTACGGCCACTAGATAATCTGGTTCAAACTCTCTATATAGAGCATTACAACCGTATATTTTTCCAAATGGATGAAGTTGACTTGGGTGTATATTGAGGCGACTGTTGCCGTTTCCTAGTACAAAACTACGCATAAATTATCCTTTGCTGAATAATTTATGCCGCAGGGGCCGCTGGTGCCTTGTACATTGATTGCACAAATTCTAAATCTTTTTCTTGTTCTAGAATGTGCTGTTCGCTAGCTTTACGTAGCTCATTAATTTGACGTAAAGTTAATCTTGTCTTGCGAGTGTCGTCTCTTTTTAGGCTTGTACTATCGCGAGATGGGTCATATCTCATGTCAGTTGCCATGGACTTCATATCTTTATCAGCGTAAAATAACTCTCTCAAAATCATAATAATATTTATGCTGCGGCAGGAGTTGTTGCAGCAGCCGGTGCTGGAGCAACAGGAGTAGCACCTAGTTCAGCACCGCCTACTTCTGGAGGAGCTTCGTCGTCAGCTAGTGCGCCCATATCTGCTTCAATACCAGCTTGACTAATGCCTGCGCCTCGCATTTCTCCGCTAGCATCTGTAGGTATAGTGTCAGCTTTGCCATTTTCTTCTGACCACATGCGTTCGTTTTCTGCAATTTCTTCATCAGTAAGTCCAAGATATCGTTTAAGTGCAAAACGCTTTGACATGTATGGCTGTTGAACAATTTGAGCAAACGTACTAATTCTTGCGCCATCTACTTCACTTTGTCTATAACTTGCAAAGTTTAATGGAGGTTGTAGTTGTACTTCAAATAAGCTAGAATCAATATTCACACCACGATCGTGCAAATACATTTTAAATTCTTGATCAAACGCATCTTGTAACAAACTCTGTAGACGTTCACAGTATTTGTTAAAACGCAGTTCTTGAATATATGCTGTGCCAACTCGCCCGTCGTTATACTGCGCTTGGCTGTCATCTGCACCTGTAGGCAGATAGCTTGAAGGAATTCTTAAACCGCGGAATAATTTGTTTGTAAAGTATTTTAAGTCGTCAATCTCACCAAGATTCGTCCCTCCAGGTAGAGTTTCGACTTTACTTCCTCGTCCCTCAGCAGTTTGTGGGAAGAAGTAATCTTCATTGATAGATAACGGATTGTAAGCTGAATCAATAACGTTAGTACCACCGCCGGTGCTACTTGGAATTCTTCTTTGATGTATTTCATTTTTAACACGCTCAACAAAACTCATAGCCAAGTGACTTGGCATGTTACCTACGTCAACATAGAACACACGTCGTTCTGGCGCACGTTGTACACGATAGATAATAATAGCATCTTCGAGCAGTTCTTTTTGTTTATAAACTTTAAAAATGCTTTCTAACAAACTGTTACCAAACGGGTAGTTGTTGTCAAGACCTTCTGATAAACTTAGATGAATAACATGTTTGGCATCAATTGCAACTTCGTTCATGTTGTTTTGAAAACGTGTACCAGGACTCATAGGGTAAGCACTAGATTGTCCTTGTGCGGCAGCACCACCTGCTACATAGGCAGTACCGCGATTGTTTGTATTTGTTTGATTAGGATTAATTGTAGTGACAACTAGATCTTGAAAATTAGGATTTAGATCACGAATAATATATTGTTCAGGTTTCTTACCGTCGCTTTCGTTGACAATAATTTTTGTAATCTTACCTGGATCAACGTGGAACCATTTTTTAGTTTCAGGATCACGTACAAAGAATCCATCACCATATTTGAATATGTTACGTACAATACGGAAGATTCTAGTATTAAAACTCTGTAGCTTTGACCATTGTTGGAGATATTCTCTTAGAATTGCAATTTCACTACTGGTAGCTTTGCTTTTAAAAAACAAATGAAAGGGTGTACGATTTTCTTCGTTAGGCTGGCTGCAAAATTCCGCAAGTATGTCTAAGGCAGCATTGACTTCACTGTCCATATCCATTGTATCATATTGCAAATAACGTTGAACACGATTAGGTGCACCAGTATACACATCGGGCAAGTAACTTGAATAATTTGCTCTAGCGGGTCCAGGGCGTGAAGAGCCGTTGCCTATTGGGCTATATGTGCCAGGTTGACTATCAACAGATACTGGCGTAAAATACTTTTTCCAACTCATCGATTATGCCTTGAATAAATTAGGGTTGTTGCTTTTTGTAGCTTTAGCAACATCTTTATGCCCCGTTTCAGTAACAGTAATTAACTGTGCCATCTTAGTATTTAACTGATTTAGACTGGTCAACATGTCTGACATGGATGCTTCTTTGCCGCCGGCTGCAGCAGGGGCTTTGTCACTGCCTGTTTTCTTTTCTTTTGCGCTAGTATCAGTGCCCATTTCAGCTTTAGCTCGTGCTTCTCGATCTTTGGCTTGTTCTTCTGCAGTTTTTTCCGATGGCTTTGCAGGAATAGTGGCAGCAGCAGCTTTAGTTTGGCCCATTATAGGCATTCCGTTAGGGCCAAATGATATATTTCCAATATCTATGCCGCCTGCAGTTGGGCTAGTAGCCGAAACCATATCTGCCATAGCTCCTTGTTTTGCAACAGCTTCGTCTACTCCTGCAAATTCTCCCATATCTGACATTGCTTGCTGTTTGGCTATAGCACCATCAAGATCTCCAAACTCATCTAATGGTATAGCATCTAAAATATCTGCGCTAACTCGATCCATTATGTCTCCGGTCTCATCCCACCCGTCTGCATACTTGGATATTGATTCAAGTTGTTTATTAGTTAATCTTTCTATTTGGCCGTCTAGCTGTTCAGCTTCATCAAATATCTCATCCCACTCTAAACTGTTTCTTGCCTGTCCGTCATTCATTAGATCTTCAAGTTCTTGACGTCGTTTGCTTGCAAAATCAAGAGCAGCAGAAGTTTGATCTTCTCCACCTCCACCTCCACTGACAGAAGTATTAATATCTTGTGATATCTTGCTAAGATCAAAACTCATTGCCGGAGCAGCACTTTGTTTAGGCAGTACATCTGTTAGCCCGCTGAATGCTTTTTCAGCACCCATGTCCATCATACCTTTTGCCATGTTCATTTGTTGTTCTGGGTTTAGAACAACTTCGCCAGGTTTAGTAATTTCTAAAATAGAACCTACTGCTTCACTAGTTAGACCATCGCCGTAAGTGCCGCCTGATCTTGGTAATACTTTATTAATTCCTTCACCTGCTTCTTTGCCCATCTTTCCAGCAGTCTGTAACATTCCTTTAGGTCTGTCAGTAGTTCTGCCTTTTTCCATTTCGCTTTCCATGTACTGTGGCAGACTTTGTCCAGCTTTAGTTGCGCTTGCAGGCAGTGCTTCAGATTTTGAACCTAATAGTCTATCAGCAAATCTACCCAGTGCGGGACTAACATCTCGATTTAACGGTAACACCAACTTGTTCATTATTGCACTTTCGGCATCTCCTACTCGCGCTCCTAGATTAACAACCGCTTTAGTTGCGCCACTAACTGCTTTGCCGTCTGCGTCTTTGCCTTCTTGAGATTTTTTAATTTCTTCATTTTGTATTCTTTGAGCTTCTCTTCGACCTTCGTCAGTATCCAAATTGAGTTTGTTAGCGGCAGCAATTGCTTCTAGTCCCCTAACTTGTTGAATTTGTGCACCAGCTGCGTCGTTTAATGCTTTTGTTGCGGCGCCGCCTGCATCCCCCAGTGTCATTTGTTGCAATTTAGCAGTATTGTTCATGTCAGCGGCTGCTGCTCTTCGGCCTTCGGCCGCTGCAGCATTTGCCTGCATTTCTCTTTGATCTGCAGATAGCTTTGCATCTGCAGATACTTGTGCTTGTTTCCTTGTAGCTGCTGCTTGTTCTTGATTGAGCGAAGCCTGTATAGCAGCTTCTTTACTCATGATCTGTCCTGTGGCAAATATTTCTTTAAACATCTGCCCTTGTCCACGAAGTTGTGCGTCTGCGTACTGTTTCCTAGCGTTATCTTCAAGCTTCTTAGCATCTTCAGCACTCATGCCCTGCGTTTTCAAACGAATCGCAGCTTCAAATTGCATGTCAGCCTGAGCTTTCTTCATGTTAGCCATTTGTTCTTCACGGCTCTTACCCGTGAGTTTGGCCATTTCGTCCATTTCAGTTGCTAGTTTAGTGGCACTTTCAATTGTAGCTTTTTCTCTAGCTTGTGCATCTTTAAATGATCCACGCTGTATACTACCTTGCATCAATAATATTTCATTGAGCTCTTTGTTAGTGTAGCCCATTTGACGTAATTGATCAGTTTGCGTACCGTACTCGTCAAACATCCTTTTGCTCATCTTAGCAAAATCTTCAGCACCTCGAGTAACTGTGCCGCCAAATCCTAACATGTTTTCGGCATTCTTACCTATAATGCCAGCAAACTCTTGCAGAGGCATTCTCGCACCAAAGGCTGCAGCAGTCATTCCTACAACATCATTACTGAATCCTGCACCAACTTTGCTGAGTTCTCTCCAGGTATCTAAACCTTTTTCAATGCCCGGGGCAACTTTATTATAGGCCTCTTTAACTGCATCAGCAGCTTTGCCTGCGCCGCCTAACGCAGTATTGAATATGTTAAATTCACCAGCTCCGGGTAATTTTACAGATGGTCCTGTAGGAGAAGAACCCCCTTTGGCAGAATTTTTGTTTAATCGTTTCAGCTCTTCTAGAATTTCGTCTTCGCGTGCCATTATATTTCCTGGTGAAATGTGCGTATATAAATACGGATAATATATTTATCGGATCAAAATATGAACCCAGCAAACCCTTTACAAAAGTTTTTTAGACAACCAAAAATCTATGTAACGTTGCCTAGCAAAGGATTGTTCTACGAGCCGGGAGCATTTATAGGTGACTACAATAACGTTCCTGTATTTGCTATGACTGGCATGGATGAAATTGTTTATAAGACTCCCGATGCTCTATACAGCGGAGAAGCCACTGCTAAAGTAATTGAAAGTTGCTGTCCGTTTGTGAAAAATGCAAAGGTAATGCCTAGCATTGACATTGATGCGCTTATTATTGCCATAAGAATTGCAACATTTGGAGATAAACTATCAGTTTCTCAAAAATGTACAGCTTGTGAAACTGAAAATGACTACGACATTGACCTAAAAGGCATGCTAGATTATTTTAATAACTTAAAATTTATTAATACTGTAGTCATCAACGATTCATTAACTATTAAAATTCGTCCCTTGCAGTACGACGAAATGAGTTATTTTAGTATAGAAAATTTTAAATTACAAAAAACTCTGTATCAAACAGTTGAAATGGCTGACGCAGAAAAACAAAAACAACTTGATCAAATTTATAAAGATCTTAGCGAACTACAACTACAATTATTTTTAACTGCTGTTGAACAAGTTCAAACACCCGATGGTAATGTAGATGACAAAGCCTTTATTGAAGACTGGTTACGTAATACTGATAGAGATTCTTATAACAGTATTAAACTTAAACTAGAACAAAACAAAGAAACATGGAGCATGCCTAAGCAGCAGATAAAATGTGCTGCCTGCGGTCATGAAGATCATGTTAACGTCACCCTGGATCAATCAAATTTTTTCGTATAAAGTTACTTCGTCTCTCAAACTCTGAGATTGAAGCCTATATTAACAGTCTTGAAAATGATGCTAAAGGCATCAAAGATGAAATTTTTAGACTAAGTTGGTATATGCGAGGCGGAGTAACTAGCCAAGAATTGTTTCACATTTACTCTTATGAAGATAGAGTGTTAATTAATGACATTGTCAAAGACAACATTGAAGCTACTAAAAAGTCTGGCTTAAATTTAATTTAACACTTCCGGCGGATAAGAAGCGCCAGGCTTCTTGGGAATAGCTGCTAGTGGATTAGGTTTACCGGCCTGTTTGGCTCTCCACAGTTCATTTTTAATCTTTGGACTTAGTAACACATCTCTACTAGTAGTTAAGTAACCGTCGTAGTCAGTTACTAGCACATCATTTACATAGACTTTTTTAGCATCACGTGCTGAATCTTGAGCTGCCGCTGCATCTTTTTCTGCTTGAGTTGGTGTTAGTTTAGATTTAACAGCGTCAGGCACTTTAATATTTAATCCTGTTTCTTTACTAACCCATGCAGCAGCTTGATCACCAAGTTCGACAAGTTTATCTATGGCAAACGCAGTGGCGGATCCTAACTCTTTTGTTACATATCTACCTAAAGTAATTAATATACCATTGCTCCAATAGCGTAAGAATTCTATACCTTGGGGACTAGATATCCATGCTGTTAATGCTAGCCTAACACTGGTGGCCATAGTTGAATTGCTGCCACTTAGTTTAGTAATTACCCATCCTAGACCTTTTAAAGGATAACCAATAACTGGTCCTATTCCCGGTATTATTTTTATTGCAGATCCTAACACACTGACAAACTTACCTGCAATACCCACAACTGCTAGCATTTGAGCAGTTGCATATCCTAATAGTTCTTCACGAGTTTCTAAAGCCTTTGCTCTAGCTTCTTCTACAGATTCCATGCTTGCAAACATATTATCAGATGAAAGCTCTTTTCCTTTTTCTTTAGCTGCCTTAAATTCTTCAAAATCTTCTTCTACAGCAGCAATTTGAGTTAGGTAATTATAAACAATTACACCTACACCTAGTGATTGAAGTACTGTGCTTGCACTTGCTATACCTTCTTTGGCTTTGGCGGCTGCAGTAGCACTTGCGGCAGCTCTCTTAGCAATCATGTCAATACGTTCTTGACCTTTTAATCCTTTAAGGTCATACTTGCTTTGACCAAATATATTTTTTTCCTGCCTAGCTTTTCTAGCAGCTTGTGCTGCTTTTAGATCTTTACTTCGTTTATATCCTCTATATGCCTTTTGTACAGCATTAGCACCTTTTGTTACTCCGGGAATAACTCCAAGGATTTCGTCAACTTGCTGTTCTTCAGATATAATCTCGTATATTTTCATAGTATTGTATTTATTAATGATGTACTGCGTACATCTGTTCTTCGCTTTGCAGCTCGAACTATTGTTTTTTATTTAATTATGATTAATGCAAAGCATTTAAATATTATCTAGATTGTTCAGTCACACTTTGCCCTTGCGGGCAAAGAAATAAAATTCAACATTATCTGAGTTGCACATTTATCACTTAGCGTTACAGCATTACAGAGGCGGTCATCCGGTACCTCGAGCTGTGTCTTTATATGACGGCGGCCTACTAACATACGCTAACATGCTAGGAAACGTGGGGCTTATTTCCCCTCTTTTTGCCTTTGATTTTCCTTTAAACAACCAAACCGCGGCAGCTTTGCGATCCTCGTCCTGTAAAGGATAGTGGTTGAGTACTCTTAACGGCGAGAGATTTCTGTCCCTGCGATCCGAGATCCAGGTATAGAGCGCACGAAATTAGCCTGCGCCAGCGTTAACCGTTTAATTGTTTGCCTTTGATATGACTTCCGTGTACACGAACAGCAATATGTCCGTTGTAATAGTTGTCACTTTCGAGAACTTTGCGAGTGAATTGTTCTCTTGCCTCTATGTATGAGCATTCAGCCTTTGATGTGCAGTAGTAAAGTATTTCTCTTTTGAAATTTTCTGTGCCTAGAGTTTCTACGTCTTTTGTTAAGTGGTCGCTGGAGCCATAGTATTCACGCCAGTCTGAATCAATTTTAGATCGAATCTTCTTTTTCTTCTTCGTGCCGTTTTTGAGTTTTATTGTTTTGTAAGTTGTTTTAGAGAATTTTGCTAATTTCTTGCCTATATACATGCGACCAGTGATGTTATTAGTGATACAATAGACGAATCCGATACATTCTTCAGGAAGAGTTTCGACTATTGCGTTTTGATAATACCATGACATCAACTAGTTAGTGTCTGTGCCTTTATCTGCCTGTTGTTTTTGAGCAAGCTGTTCTGCTCTATATTTTGGTGATTTAATTCTAGGTTTAAGTTTGCGAGTTTCTAATATATCCACTCTAAGTGCGCTGGCAATTCGTCTAATATCTGATAAATGTGCGCGAGTTCGCATACCACTGGCATGCGACTCAGTAGTTGCCCAATTTTGATAGTCCTCAAAGTAAGCTCTGAATTCTTTCATTAAACGATCGTGCAACTCTTCGTAATTCATTCTTCTATTTCTAAATCATTTGCATAGCTAGTAAAGCCGTTTTCTTTAACGACCTTAAGAACATTATTCACACGACCTATTAATTCATCTTTGTGACTGATCAAATAGATATTCTTATTACGCTCACGTGCCATTTTCTTTAGTACTGCCAGCGCATTTTCAACACCATTAGCATCTAAGCCGTTATCAATAAGCTCGTCAATGAATAACAAGTTAATGTTTTGATATAAACTTTCCCACACATCACGGAAACTCCAGCTTAACCCAAGTATTAAACGATTACGTTCACCACGTGACAAGTTATCAAAATCTAGATCCTGTCCCAACTGTGTGATTTCAACGTTTAAGTCGTTTAAGAAACTTACTTGATGCGGCAACCCCATCTTATCGAGATAGTAGGTTAATCTATTGTTCAAGTAGGCAAGGTTTTGATCTATAATCTTCTTACGAATAAACGAATCTTTATTTGTCAGTAACTTTAACAAGAACTCTTGATGATCCTTTAGCAAAGTTAATGCGTTAATGTTATCCCATGATATTTCTTGAATAGCGGTATGACGTAATTCATCAATCTGTTCTTGATAAGGATCTTTTTCTTGTTGTCTATTACCTAATGCAGTTTCTAAACTAGCAAGATTATTCTGATGCTTGAGTGCTTCTTCTAAGGTATCATAGTAAGTTTGAGGCCTACCATTGATATCTCCAATAGTTTCTAACTCTTGCATAACACTAGCATAGCTGTCGCTAACGCCTTGCAGATAAATCATAGCATCTGCTAGATTCTTTTCTGCATTAGCAGTCATTTCTTCATGCTTATGACTGTGCAATCCTTGTTCACATGCAGGACACGTTTTGTTTTTTAACTGTTCCGATTCTTTAGTGTATTTGGTTACAGCCTTATCTGCTTGTATCACGGCAGTTTCAAGTGTTGATTTTTCTTTGTTAAGACTTTTAATCTTAGCACTTAGTTCATCATAACTTTTAAGTTTAGCATGTTGCTCTAATTCACGATCAATGTCTACACTTTGTAGTTCAGTGATACTTTGTGCAATTTTTGCACAGTCTGTTTTTTGTTGAGAATACCAAGCTGACTGTCTAGTTTCTAAACCAGTAATACTTAACTGTATTTTTTCGTTAGATTTTTTAGCAGCCTCAATATCAGCATTTTCTTGATAGATTGAATCTTTAGATATCCGTATCTGTTCTTTTAACAGATCAGCTTTCTCACTGAGTAAGGTAATACCTAGTAACTGTTCAATAATTTCTCTCTGCTCATTGGCTTTTAAACTAAGAAACGGCTCTGTATAAGTGTTAAGAGCAACTATATGCCTAAACATATCGTGACTCATTTCTAATAATTCACTAATATCTTTCTGCGTTTCTCGCATGTCACCTTGACTATCATCAGTTTCTTCTGTGACTACTTCTGTGACTAACTCTTCGTCATTAACATAAAATTTCATCACAGTAGGCTTACGTCCCCGCTCAATTTTATATTTGTTGTTGTCTTTCTCAAAAGTAAGCGTAACCAACATGTTTTTATTATTAATTTTGTTGATTAAGTTATCTTTCTTGATATTAGTCAGTGCAGTACCGTATAACGCAAAGCTAAGAGCATTTACAATGGTAGTTTTACCCGTGCCGTTACGACTTCCACTATCATCTCCACCGTGATCTAAGTTTTCACCGAGCACCAAAGTTAAATGTTCACGAGTAAAATTTACAGCTTGGGTTTGATTACCCACGCTCATAAAGTTTTTCACGGTTAATTCTTTTAATTTTATCATAGGCTATTATAAATGCTCAGTAACACTTTGGTATCAAATGTATCGGATTGAATGCTTACAAGTTGATTTGATACAATTTGATCAACACTCTCAAACTTTTGAATGTCAATGTCAGTGTTAATTTCTACTTCTTTCTTTTCAGGGATCAGCGTCATTTCTCTAATTGAATAGTCTTGCATAAACTTTTCTTTGATAAAACTAGCTTCTTCATAACTAATATCAATATCTAAACTTACACGCAGATGTTGTTTAGGCAATATAATTGAATCTGCTTCATCGATTAGTTTGCTAAGTTTAATGGTGCGGAATGTAGGTTGATCCGGCCATGAGTAATATTCAGGTTGCTTATCCCATTCTAAAATCATCATACCACGATCATCGTCCCAGGTATCTGCATAGTTGTGGGGAAAAGCATTACCAATGTAAATCATATTGCCTTTTTGTTGGCGTTTATGAAAGTGCCCGCTAAACCCTAACTCATAACCTTTAAAACTATCTAATGCAATTTCTCCATGGTCAGGCATCTGCACCATTGCATTCATAAAGAAGCTAGGCAATTCAAAGTGACCAAAGATATACTTTCCACCTTTCTTGCCTATTGACTTCCATTCGTCTCCGACAAGCCAAGGACATAGAGTAACGTTACCAATAGTAGTGGGCTCATGCACCACAGTGACTCCAGGAATGTACTTTCCGAATTCAACTGAGTGGATGTCCCGCTTATCTTTGTAGTAAAGATCATGATTGCCAGGAAAGAAATAAAACTTATCGAACGCCTGTCCTAGTTTTTCAAGGGCTCTAAGACTATAATCCATTGTAGTAATATTAAGGCTATTACGGTTATGGTGCCAATCGCCCATAAAGATTCCGACATCACATCCTTCCTCTTTAGCTTTTGCAATATACCAATCTACAAAGTCCTCGCAATCTTGATTGTGCGTTGAACTATTAGATTTTAATCCAAAGTGTATATCCGTGAAGCAGGCTAC